TCTCTATCTTTGTCTGTATATGTAACAAATCTGCCATTCTCCATAATTATACTCCCCAATTGAAATTACTGGATTATAATTTTTTAATTATTCAAATTCTTTTTTTACTCACTTAAGTCCCAATTTAAACCAGTTCGTCAAATTCCGATTTGTAAGGCAAATGCCCCACATTTAGTTTCACATATTATACCACACTCATATACGAAAAGTCAAGAAAGGACGTGATTTCATGGGGATTTTCAGCGGGCTCTTTAAGTCCAGAGATAAGCCTCAAAACAGCTATGACAGCCCGTCATACACATATTTTTTCGGCAGAAGCAATGCAGGAAAAAGAGTCACCGACAGAACAGCCCTACAGCATATCGCAGTTTATGCTTGCGTGCGGGTTCTGTCAGAAGCCATTGCTCAGCTGCCATTACACGTTTACCAATATACCGAAAACGGAAAAGAGCGAGTGCCACAGCACCCGCTTTACTTTTTACTCCACGACCAGCCAAATCCAGAAATGACTTCTTTTGTTTTCAGGGAAACGCTAATGTCCCATCTGCTGATTTACGGCAATGCCTATGCACAGATTATCCGAAATGGCAGAGGTGATGTTTTGGGACTGTATCCTCTGATGCCAGATAAGATAAAAGTTGACCGTGATGAGAAAAACCGTCTGATATACATTTACAGCCGTTATGATGAAGCAAATCCGAACTTGAAAGAACAAGGCGATATCGTTCTTTACGCTGATGAAGTTTTGCATATTCCCGGACTTGGATTTGATGGTCTGGTTGGATATTCGCCGATTGCACTTGCGAAAAATGCAATCGGCATTTCTATTGCCTGCGAAGAATACGGTGCGTCGTTTTTTGGAAACGGTGCAAGTCCGTCAGGTGTTTTGGAACACCCCGGAGTGATCAAAAATCCGGAACGTGTGCGTGATGCGTGGCAGAGAGCCTATGGCGGAAGAAATGCTCACAAGGTCGCAGTTTTAGAGGAGGGCATGAAATTTACTCCCATTGCAATTCCAAACAATGAAGCACAATTTCTGGAAACCAGAAAATTTCAGATTGAGGAAATTGCAAGAATGTACCGTGTACCGCTCCATATGATCGGCGACCTTGACCACGCAACATTCAGTAATGTAGAACATCTGTCATTAGACTTCGTCAAATACAGCCTTGATCCATGGATCGTTCGATGGGAGCAGTCTTTGCAGAAAGCACTTCTTTCTGATTCTGAAAAAGGGCAGTATTTTGTGAAATTCAATGTAGACGGACTTCTGCGTGGCGATTATGCTTCCCGTATGCAGGGCTATGCTACTGCAAGACAAAACGGCTGGATGTCGGCGAATGACATCCGAGAACTTGAAGATATGAATATGCTTTCTGAGGAAGAAGGCGGAAATCTTTATTTGTGTAATGGTTCGTTTACTAAATTAATTGAAGCAGGAAAATTTGCAGAAAAAATAAAGGAGGAAACCGATAATGGATAAGTTCTGGAATTTTATCAAAAATGAAGAAACATCAGAAACAGAGCTGTATTTTGAGGGACCAATCTCAAGCAGCACATGGTATGGTGATGAACTGACCCCTGCGTTATTTAAGGATGAACTGAACAAACATCCGGGCAATCTTACCGTTTGGATCTCGAGTCCGGGTGGAGATGTGTTCGCAGCAAGTCAGATTTACACTATGCTGAAAAACCATAAAGGCAGGATTAACGTTAAAATTGACAGCCTTGCAGCATCAGCAGCATCTGTCGTAGCAATGGCAGGTGATACAACGTGGATTTCACCAACAGGAATGCTGATGATCCATAATCCTGCCACCATTGCAATGGGAAATAAGGCTGAAATGGAAAAGGCAATTACTTTGCTGGATGAAGTCAAAGAAAGCATTATCAATGCCTACGAGGAAAAGACACATCTCAGCAGAAGTAAAATTGCAAAGATGATGGACGAGGAAACATGGATCAATGCGAAAAAGGCAAAACAGCTTGGTTTTGTGGACGGGATTCTATTTTCCAAAAAAGGATCTGAAGAAGATGACGATTCTGATGAACCTTCCAAGAGTGAACCTGATGAAAAGGAGAATTCACCCAAAGAACCGGAGGAAGAAAAGAACCCCCAAAAAGCACAGGATTCCATGCTTTACTCTCCGTCCGTGACAACTGCATCGCTGATGCAGAAAATATCCGCAACAGCACCTGCAACAGGTGTACCGATAAATCAGCTTGAAAAAAGGCTGGCACTTTTGAAATATTGATTGGAGGAATTGATTATGACGATTAAAGAACTCAGAGAAAAGAGAAAGAAGACCTGGGATACAGCACGTGATTTTCTTGACAGCAAGCGAAATGCAAACGGCGTTCTCAGTGAGGAAGATTCCAAAACCTACGATGCGATGGAACAGACGATTGTTGATCTTGGAAAAGAAATTCAGCGTCTGGAAAGACAGGCTGAAATTGAAGCTGAAATGAACAAGGCAACCTCAACACCTGTTCTCGGCAAGCCCGCAACTCCGACTGTTTCTGAAAAAACAGGTACAGCAAGCGATGCCTACAAGAAGGCTTTCTGGAACAGCGTCAGAAACCGCAACTGGATCGATGTACACAACGACTTGCAGGTCGGTACAGACACAGAGGGCGGTTATCTTGTGCCTGATGAGTACGAAAAGAAGCTGATTTCCGCACTTGAAGAAGAGAACGTGTTCAGACCTCTTGCAACCAAGATTCAGACATCAAGCGGTGACAGAAAGATTCCTGTTATCACGCAAAAGGGCGAAGCATCGTGGATGGAGGAAGAGGAAGCATATTCCCTTTCTGATGATTCTTTCGGTCAGATCGCACTTTCTGCATACAAGGTTGGTACAGCTATCAAGATCTCCGAAGAACTTCTCAACGATTCTGTATTTGATTTGCCGTCATACATTGCAAAAGAATTTGCAAGAAGAATCGGTTCCAAGGAAGAAGAAGCATTTCTTATCGGTGACGGCAAGGGCAAGCCGACAGGCATTTTCGCAAATGCAGGAGGTGCTGAAAATGGAGCAACCACATCAACAGCAAATATCTCATTTGACGATATGATCGAACTTTTCTATTCTGTCAAGTCGCCTTACAGAAAGAAAGCTGTATGGATTCTAGGCGAACAGACAGTAAAGGCACTCAGAAAAATTAAGGACAATACAGGCAACTATATCTGGCAGCCTGCCGTAAGCAGCGGACTTCCCGACACAATTCTCAACCGTCCGTATGTGACTTCTGTATATGCTCCTGTTTCTGCGGCAGGTGCAAAGCCTATCGCATTCGGTGACCTCTCATATTACTGGATCACTGACAGACAGGGCAGGAGTTTGAAGCGTTTGAATGAACTCTTTGCAATGAACGGACAGGTTGGTTTTCTTGCATCTCAGCGTGTAGACGGAAAGCTGATTCTTCCTGAAGCTGTTAAGACACTGACCATCAAGAAAGCGTGATGTTATGATCACGCTGAAAGAGGCAAAAAACTATCTGCGAGTGGATTATGAGGAGGACGATAGTCTGATTCAGAATCTGCTTTCCACAGCAAAAAATCTGGTGATGGACGTTGGCAGAATGGACGAGGACGACTTTACAAAAAATGAAGATACTGTGCGGACTGCGATGCTTTTCGCACTTGGGTATCTTTATGAAAACAGGAGCAATCCTGATTACAAAAAGCTGACCTTAAATCTTCGTTCAATTCTGTTTGCACAGCGAGAGGGTGTGATGTAATGGAAATCGGAACTTTGAATCAAAGAATCACTATTCTGGAGCATAGAACTGTCATTGATGAAATTGGAAATCATATCACCAAATGGGAAGAAACATTCTCTCTGTGGGCAAAGGTGACTGTAAAAACTGCAAGTGAAACAACTGATGCAGGAGTTACCAAAGAGGTACAGAAGCTTGAATTTCTTGTCCGTCAAAGTCCTGCCTCGCTGAATATCAACAGCACCAATTTCCGTATTCTTTTCAGGAATAACATTTACAATGTCACCGGAATTACTCCTTTATACGACCACAACAACTACATGAAAATCGAGGGTGAGATAAGAAAGGCAGGTGCTTCCGATGACTTCAATTGATGCAATGGCTGATGAGATTATGAAAGGTCTGACGGAATATGCAGACCTTGCAGATACGTCAATGAAAAAGGCGGTCAGAAAAACTGCAAAGTCTGTAAAAGATGAAATATCCGCCAACGCTCCAAAGAGAACAGGTGCGTATTCAAAAAGCTGGACTGCCAAAAAGACAAAGGAAAACAGCCATTCTCTTGAGATGACTGTCCACAGTAAGAATCGTTATCAACTGGCACATTTATTGGAGAAAGGTCATGCTAAACGTGGCGGTGGACGTGTATCCGGCAAACCACACATTGCTCCTGCGGAAGAAAAAGGTGTACAGCTTTTTGAGAAACTTATCGAGGAGGCCTTGTCATGACTTATGAACAAATCGCAGAGATGATGGAGGAAATGGGACTGCCTTTCGCCTATCATCATTTTGCTGAAGGTGAAAGTCCTGCACCGCCTTTTCTCATTTTTCTTTCACCTGGAGAAAATACATTTTCAGCGGATAATTCCATGTATTTCAGCTTTAAAATGCTGGATATTGAACTCTATACAGATGTGAAGAATCCTGAACTGGAAAAGCAAGTTGAACAGGTTCTGAAACGTCATAAAATCTATTACACAAAATTGGAAGTATGGATAGAGTCCGAAAAACTCTATGAAGTACTGTATGAAACGGAGGTATAACCAATGGCGAACAAGAAAAACAAGGTTAAATTCGGTTTGCAGAATGTCTACTGGGCAAAAATCAATGAGTGGGGTGAAGATCCTGACGGCAACAAGACTGTTCCTGCATATGGTCCGTCAAAACATCTCCCCGGTGCTGTATCGCTTTCTATTGACGCAAACGGCGAGGCCGAGAATTTTTATGCGGACAACGGTGTTTATTACGTCATCAACAACAATGCAGGATATACAGGCGATCTCGAAATTGCCCTTATCACAACCGAATTTGCAACTGAAATCTTAGGAGAAATCCTTGATAATAATGGTGTTCTGGTAGAAAAGAATGACACGGAACTTGCACAGTTTGCATTGATGTTTGAGTTCTTAGGCGACAAACACCATATCCGTCATGTGATGTATTGTTGCAGTGCATCACGTCCTGCGACAGAATCTGCAACTACTGAGGAAAGCACAGAAGTCAAGACTGAAAAGCTGTCGCTGAAAGCTACTCCTTTGCCGACAGGTCTTGTGAAGTCGAAAACTACTGAAAGCACCACAGATACAGTGTATAATAACTGGTTCAAAATGCCGTATAACCCTGATACGACAGTTAAGTCTTCTGCAAAGTCATCATAAGGAGGTATTGCTATGGCTATTCAGAAAAACATTACAATTGATGGAATTGAAGTGCCTTTTAAGGCAAGTGCTGCTGTGCCACGTTTGTATCGTCTGAAATTCCGCAGAGATATTTATAAGGACTTTGCTGCACTGAAAACTGAAGTCACTGAGGGTGATGAAAACAAAAGCGAAATCGGTATTGAAAGTCTTGAAGTCTTTGAAAATATCGCCTATATCATGGCAAAACACGCTGACTCCAATGTTCCTGATAACCCTGATGATTTTCTGGAACAGTTTAACACGTTTAGCATTTATGAGATTCTTCCTCAGCTTATCGAACTCTGGGGACTGAACACCGCAACGCAGGTAGAGTCTAAAAAAAACATCGCCAGACTGACCGCCCGATGACAACCCCTCTTTTTCTCCTGAGATGCAAACAGCTCGGTCTTTCTATGACCGAGCTGGATTTGCTTACGATTGGACTGATCAATGATATGTTCACGGAACGTGAAAATGATGAATATTCAGGGTGGAATGAACTTGCTTCTCAAAGTGATATGGATATGTTTTGATTACAAGTCATTTTCCTGTATTCTTTTTTGAGCAATGCCGTATACTTCTTCATCGGCTCTGGCACCAATT